CGTGGCTTGTCGTAGTTTAGTTAGCTTTCGCTAATTTCATTTACGACATTTATCTCATCGCCAGCATCGACGTAGTTTACTACGACGACGCTTGGTATACACACTGACCGAGAACGGAGTCTTATCGACTTCGGCTGGTTTCTCACCAGCAGGTAAGTGACGCGAACTATTGTAGGAAGCACAGCCCTCAGAAAAATATCTGAGGAGCATACGCCAACCACTAAGTTCGATATGAACAGTCACAGGTTTAACGTCAAGAACCCAGTATTGCCTCTTTTGGAGGCCTTTATGGATTCGAAAACGTAAGCTTGAGAATTGTTCGGGTACATACGGTAAGGACGGGGCGGAAATCCCGCAATCCGTCGTAGGAATTGCACCATAAACGGCGCATAACCTACTTACGATATAATCGTAACAAGTATAGTACTTCTTATTCCAAACAGAGTTAGCATAGCTAACCCAGCTGGTGTAAGATTCAGGGCGAGGGAGCGGTGTCCAAGCAGTTCTAAAACGAACTGGTGTGACATTGGAGCCTTTAAAAGCATCCATACCACAGGATTCTCGAAAAGATCCCTTGGTACAACTCTTGCTTCGGTTAATCTTTAAACCGAAGGACTCAAGAATTGTCATTGCGTGCTCAGCTATTGCTGTGTGTACAATGACATCATCTCCATATACATATATATTGGTATTACTACCAGTATACGCGTTAATCGCTCTCAAACCGGACTTGAGAAGCACCCAAACAGTAAGCGCCAATACGGGAAAGCATAATGCTGACCCCATCGGTGCGTACTTATTAAGTATAATCTTCTCTCCGTTCGGGAGTTTAGTACCCAGACTTCTACACGCTTCTAAGTAGCCTAATAAAGGCTCAGGAAACAGTAGACGAACAAGACCAAGTGAAACTCGATCCGAGGCCTCTTTAAGGTCAAGGGTCGAATAACTTCCAGTAATGCTACCAATCATGGCAGCATTTCTGTTAGGTTCTTGGTCCGTGAAGCGTACACTATCTTTAGTAAGATAGTGATGCTCAACGTGCTTAACAATAGCACTAGATAATCCTTGTTGAATCCACTGAAAACTCAATGGTTCACAAGAGATCAATCTAGGTCCACGCGAATCCTTCGGCACAAGGATAACCTTGGCGAAGTCTTCAGCATATTCTAGAGACAAAATCTCTTGAATATGATCGCAAGTAGCGCCAAGAGACGCGTAAAAAAACGCGTCCAAGGGGTACTTCGCGACAACCCTCGGTGAGATTCTACTCCAACCACGGTATTTGTCCGCGAGCTGTTCTCCAGTGGAGACAGCACCGGGCCCGTGTTTTGGATAGATATCATTGGGGTCGAACCCAGAGAACAAACTAGACAGTTCGTTTCTGGCGTATCGGATTGTGTCCAAGAACCATCGGGGATATTTTCCGAGAAACTCGGAGAGATAAACACGAGAGGGGCAAGGATCACGATCCTCAGAAAGTGCTTGAGACGCTTCAAGATGATGCTTATTAATGGCATCAGCAAGAACGTCAAAAGCTTCCGAATAAGACTTAGTTTCATGTTCTGTCTTTATAAACAGATCGATGACGTTTTGTTCGAGCTTGGGGTCACTGTC